AGAACGGCGCGTGACGCTGCGCGAGGTGCAGTTTGCCAAGATCACGGCAGCGGAGATCCTTGTCGGCAACGACAAACGCACGGGCGGCCAGCACTGGCCGGGCCTCTACATTCCGGTGATTCCGATGTACGGCGAAAGCATCACGCTTGACGGGTCGCATAACCTGCGCGGGATGGTGCGAGCGGCGCGTGATCCCCAACGTATGTATAACTATCAGAACTCTGCGCTGGTTGAGGAGTTGGCTCTCAGTCCGAGGTCGAAAGTCATCATGGCCGAGGGGCAGGATCAGGGGTACGAAGATCAGTGGCGCGATGCGGCGATCCATGCGTTCCCCGCGCTCATCTACAAACCGACCTCGGTGGACGGGATCATGGCTCCTGCCCCGACGGTGGCGCAGTTCACCGACCCCATGAAGATCCAGGCGATGGTCGTGGCCATCAATCAGCACAAGGCGGATCTCCGTTCGACCACGGGCTGGTATGACCCGACGGATCCGAGCCGGATGGCGACGGATCAGAGTGGCATGGCGGTAAATGCCCGCAAAGAGGCGCAGTTGGAGGGGTCGCTGACGTATCAGGATAACTTTGCGCGTTCACTGGAGCATGAGGCGAAGGTGCTGCTGGATCTCATTCCGAGAATTTACACCCGACCGGGCCGCGTGCTGCGGTTGACCGGCCTCGATGACGAGGAGCAGCGGGCCGCGCCGTTGGGGACGCCGTATGAGGGCGAGGAGAACGTGCAGCGCATCTATGCGTGGGGCGCGGGGCGCTATGATGTGACCGTCTCGGTCGGGGCGTCACATGCCACCCGACGGCAGGAGAGCAGTCAATTTCAGATGGAAGTGATGAAGCTGTTACCGCCGCCGATTGCGGCCAGTATGGCCCCGGATCTGATTCGTTCGACCGATGCGCCGGGAGCGCGGGAAGTGGCCGAGAAGGTTGAGCGGGCACTGCCGCCGGAGCTTCAGCCACGGCCCGAGGGCCAGCCGGATCTGCCGCCGGAACTCATGCAGCAGATGCAGCAGGCGCAGCAGATGATCGATGAGTTGACGCAGCGGGTCGAGATGCAGGGCGAGATCATCCGCACGGAACAGGTCAAGGCCGAGGCGGAACTCCAAAAGGCGCGGGAGTCAGATCGGGTGAAGGTAGAGGTTGCCCGGCTCCAGGCCGAGTCGCAGGCGCTCAAGGTGCGGGCAGAACTGATTACCGAGCAGGTCAAAGTAGACCAGCGCAGCGGCGCGGTGATGCTGGCCGAGGAAACGAAGCGACTGGCGAAACTGGCCGATCTGGAAACGAGCACTAGAGATATCAGCAGCACAACGGTGATTGCCGGATAAGTGACGCGGTGACGCGAAGGAAAACAATAATGGGAATCAAGGACAGTCTGCGTTGTTCCCTCAGGAAAAGTTTGGTTCCTAATCATATTCACGAGGCGATTGTTTCCTACGCCATCGACCATGTTCCACCCGGCGGATTCCTGAAGGCGGTATTTAAAAACGATCTCTATGGATCACTGGCACATGCGGATCAGGCAAACCGCGCCGCCATCATGGATATCGTCAGCTTTATCTATGCAGAATTGCCTGATTATTGTTGGGGGGATGAACACGCTTATTTTAAATGGATCACTCAGAGGGGGAACGACAGATGAAGTGATGGTGGTCTTGAACCAATAGCGGGTGGCGCGTTACAATCAAGCGAACGGGGCCACGCCACGGGAGATCGTGGTGCTGGTTCCCAAGGCTCGTGACGCTCGGATGAGCGTGCGAGTCTGTTTTTGGGTGCCGCACCGACCCTAACGAGGTGCGACGAGGAGCGAGACGCCATGGCAGAGACAGCAGAAACCGAGACACCGGACAACGCTCCACCGCCAGAGGCGGAGGAGTCGCTGCAAGCGTTCCGCGAACGGATGGCCACAGAGGATCCGAACGCAGAGCCATCCGAGGCACCGACCGCCGAGGCGGCCACGGAGGAGGCCACGGCTGACGCCGATGCGCCCCCGGCCTCGGAACGGCTCATAGACCCGGACACCGGAGACGTTCTTGATCGACGCACGCGTACGGCGCGGCGCATCCAGGCGCTCCTACGTGACCGGAGCGAACGGGATAAACACATCCGTCTGCTGGAAGCGAACGCCACCACGACCCCGGCCCGCAAGGGCGCGAAGGCTCATCCGAACGGCCGACGCACCTCCCAGGCGCAGGCATCTGCTGCGCCTCGGTTGGAGGACTTCCAGCACCATGAGGATCCATATGCCGCGCACCAGCGAGCAAGCCAGGACTATCACCTGGATCGCAAGCTTGACCAGCGGCTTAATGAACGTGATGACCAGCGTGCGACCGTCGAACGCACGCACCGCACCCAGTCGGCCATTGAGGCCGCCCAGAAGCGGTGGGATGACGGGCTGGACACGGCCCGTGCGAAAAATCCCGACTTCGACGCAGCCTATGATGCCCTCTATAGCCGGCTAGAGTCTGCATCGGGAGACGAGCGCACGCGCTTTGTCACCCAGGCTTTGATGACGAGTCCGGCCGGTCATGCGCTGGCGCATCATCTCGGCACCCATCAGGATGCCCTCGCCGCGCTGTACCAAACTCGTTCGCTTGACGAGCTAAATCGAGCGATTGGCAGACTAGAGGCCCGGTTTGAAGGGGAGACTCCTCAGACCACCAGCCGACAGAACTCCAACCAGAACCGTGCTCTGCCTGCGCCGGTTGACCCGGTGGCAAGTGGGGCCACTGCTACTTCCTATAATGCCGAGACTGCAACACTCGCGCAGTATCGGGCAAAACATGGACTCCGTGGAGGGCGACCGACGCGGGGATCCTGAAGGATAGATCCTTATGGCTAATACATTCCTGAACATTGACGAGATCACCCTTGCGGCTCTCGATGTGTTCGAGAACAGCTTAGGGGCAGCAAAAACCTGCTCCCGCGCTGTTGAGAGCAGTTTTGCGAAGAAAGGTGCCCAAATTGGGGACTCGATTCGTATTCGCAAACCTGTCCAGTTCACCGTTCGCTCTGGCACGACGTTTGCCGCGCAGGACATCACCGAAACCAACGCCACGCTGACTTTGGACAAGCAGCGCGGGGTGGACTTTGCGATGACCTCGAAAGAGCGCACCTTGAACCTGGGCGATTTTATCAACACGCTCGTCAAGCCTGCCATCGTGCGACTGGCGAACGAGATCGACAGTGATGTCATCAGCACCGTGTCGAAAGCGACATTTACCCATATCGGCACACCGGGCACGACACCCTCCAGCACGCAGACGTATATCGACGCCGGCACACGGCTCTCCGATATGACCTGTCCGCGTGGGCCTGGAGAGCGTCACTTGATGGTGAACCCGGAGATGGAGGGCGACATCGCGTACGCGCTCCGTGAATACACCAACCCCGGCAACAACATCGGGATGGCCAACCGGACAGCCGAGATCGGCTTCCGAGCGGCGGGTTGGGACTGGATGATGGATCAGAACGCCTACCGGCACACCGTCGGCACCTATGGCGGGACACCTCTCATTAACGGGGCATCTGAATCAGGATCCACCATAGCCACTGACGGCTGGACATCTGGGGGCACGGCGCTGAAAGATGGTGACCGCTTCACGATTGCCGATGTGTATGCGGTGAACCCGGTGACCAAGTCCACACTCAGCTACTTGCAGCAGTTCGTCATTACGGCGGACACTTCTGATAGCAGTGGCGACATCAATGCGTTGCCGATCAGTCCATCGATCACGACCTCGGGGGCGTTCCAGAACGTCAGCGCGGCGCCAGCGGACAACGCGGCTATTACGATGGTCGGCACCACAGGCCAGGTCTACAGCATGGGGCTTGGGATGAACGAGCAGGCGGCGGCCTTGGCCATCGTCCCGCTGGAGAAACCAGGCGATGCGAATCGGGCCTCGGTAAAATACGACAGTCAATCCGGTGTCGGGATTCGTTGCGTCGAGTGGTATGACGGCGACGATGACAAGTTTAAAGTCCGGTTCGATGTGTTGTATGGACTCATCACCCAGCGACCTGAATGGGCCGTTGTGGTGGCGGCGGCATAACCGTCACACCAAGGGGGCTGGCCCGAGACGATCTCGGGTCAGTTCCGTTCTTTGTGTCTGTAACGGTGTTACTAACCGATGACGTTATGCGTACTGCGCTAGTGGCGTGGGTACATGTAACAGGGTAAGGACTTTTTTATGCCGACGGCCAATGATCTTGTGACTCGGGCGTTCCGACTGATTGGCGTAGTCGATGCGGTCGGCTCCCCGTCGGCAGAGGATGCCCAGGCGGGGCTGGACACGCTCAACAACTGGATGGACAGCCTTGGCACTGACCGCTTGAGCATCTTCCATCTGGTACGGACGGTGCATACGCTCTCAGGCAGCACCGCCAGCTATACGATTGGCGTCGGTGGCACGATTAACATCGCCCGCCCGATGTGGGTGCAGAACGCGAGTCTCATCCTTGACAGCGGCGCGGCGACCCCGACCGAGGTGCCGATCCAGGTCTTTAGTGATGACGAATGGGCCGGGGTGAGTCAGAAAACCCTGAGCGGGTCGCAACCGACCGGCATCTGGTTCGATCATGCCTGGACGGCAGGATTGGGAACGGTGCATATCTATCCGGTGCCCTCAGTCGGCACCAAGCAGTTGGTGCTCTATGTGCCGACGGCGCTCGCAGAGTTTGCGGATCTGACGGCCACCACGTATACGTTTCCGCCGGGCTACGAGCGGGCGATCCGGTTCAACCTGGCGGTGGAACTGGCCGCCGAGTATCCCGGTTCGATTGTCACGCCGACAGTCGAGCGGATTGCCACAACGTCCCTCGGGTCGGTCAAGCGAGCGAACTGGCGCGAGATGTCCGTGCCGATTGACCCGGCGCTCACCAGCGGGTTCTATCGCACGGGCGGATCCCGCACGGCGTTCCTCCGGGGCACGTAATGGATTACCCAGGGTTCTGTGGGCCATCGGCGCAGTCGCGGACACTCCTGGCGAGTGCCGAGCGGTCGATCAACCTGATGCCGCACCGGATTGCGGCTCCCAGCGCCCAGGGGCGCGTGGTGTTATATCCCACGCCGGGCCTCCGGTCATTTGCGACAGCCGACAACAGCCCATGTCGTGGCATGTTTGCCCAGGCGGGGCGCTGTTTCGCGGTCATCGGGACAAGTCTCTACGAAGTGTTTGAGGATGGCACGCTGACGGATCGCGGCACGGTGGCCGTCGATGCGAATCCGGCCACGATGGTGACGAACGGCGACGGCGGCAATGAGTTGTTTATCACCTCCGGGGACAAGGGCTACATCCTGAACCTCGGCACCAACGTGCTCACGCAGCCGGAAGACGATGTAACGATGGGCGGCATGGTGAACGGCTACTTTGTGGCGCTCGATGCCAGCACCAGCACGTTCAAGATCAGCGACCTGTTGGATGGCACGACCTGGGACGCCACGCAGATCGCGCAGCGCAACGCGGCCAGTGACCCGTGGAAAGCGATGCGTGTGAAGTATCCCGTGGTGTATCTCTTTGGCGAGGAAACCACGGATGTGTGGTATGACGCAGGTACCTCACCGTTCCCGTTTGCGGCGGTGGGTGGGGTGCAGATGGGCTACGGGATTGACGCGCCGTTCTCAGCGGAGACGCTGGGCGGTTCCATGATCTGGTTGGCGCGGTCGAAGGACGGCGCGGCCCAGGTGGTGGAAGCGGGCGGCTATGACCCGACCCCGATCAGCACGGACGCGGTGGAGTGGGCGATCAATAACTACGCCCGCACGAGCGATGCGGTGGCCTACACGTATCAGGACAACGGTCATGAGTATTATGCGTTGAACTTTCCGAGTGCCAAGGTAACGTGGGTGTTTGATCGCACGGAGCGCATGTGGCACGAGCGAGCAAGCTGGGACAGCGACAACGCAGCCTGGAAAGCCTGGGGGCCAGCGTTTCACGCCTATGCGTTTGGCAATTCT